CGCACGTTATGCGAAAAACCGAGAACGAACTGCGTAAGTTACAGGTTGCAGGCTTTTATGCCGACATTGACTTGGGAGAACCCAACAACAATCTGGACGAAGTAGAGAAAAAGATTGCCGAGAAGATGGGATTCCGCGCTTTGTCGGATGACCGCTACAAAATCCTTGAGATGAACGTGGAGCTTGACCTTGAAGGCTACGAGCACACTGATAAAGACGGTGAACCCACAGGAATTGCACTGCCTTACATTGTTACAGTTGAATACGGCAGCATGAAGTGTCTGGCTATCCGCAGAAACTGGAAGCAAGGCGATAAGTTACACACCAAGCGCCAGCACTACGTTCACTATGGCTACGTTCCCGGCTTTGGTTTCTATTGTTTTGGCTTAATTCACTTAGTTGGAGCATTTGCCAAGTCTGGTACGTCAATTCTGCGCCAATTGGTGGACGCTGGTACTCTGGCCAACCTACCCGGCGGCTTTAAGACACGTGGTCTACGAGTTAAAGGTGACGATACCCCAATCGGCCCAGCAGAGTGGCGCGATGTAGACGTACCAAGCGGTACTATTGCAGAGAACATCATGGCTCTGCCGTACAAAGAACCATCTCAGGTTCTTGCTGGTCTATTGGACAAGATCGTAGAAGAAGGCCGCAAGTTTGCTTCCGCAGCTGACATCCAAGTTGCCGATATGTCTGCCAATTCACCAGTGGGCACAACACTGGCGATACTTGAACGCCAGCTTAAGGTGATGACCGCTGTTCAGGCGCGTATCCACTATTCATTCAAGCAAGAGTTGGCTTTGCTACGCGACATCATCCGTGACTTCACACCTGATGAATACTCTTACGAGCCAGAAGAGGGATCCCGCAAAGCCAAGCGCTCTGACTATGACTTAGTTGATGTGGTCCCTGTGAGCGATCCCAATGCAGCCACAATGGCGCAGAAGATTGTTCAGTATCAAGCGGTGATCCAGCTGTCCCAGCAAGCTCCCCAAATTTATGATCTACCACAGTTACATAGACAGATGCTTGATGTCTTGGGTATTAAGAACGCCCAGAAGCTGGTGCCTCTACCAGATGACGAGACACCAAAGGATCCAATCAGCGAGAACATGGCCGCACTAAAGGGCGAGCCAATGAAGGCGTTTATCTACCAAGATCAACAAGCCCACATTGCTGTACACCAGACGTTCATGCAAGACCCATTGATCATGAAAACCATAGGTCAGAACCCACAGGCCAACCAGATCATGGCGGCTTTGCAGGCTCACATTGCGGAACACTTGGGCTTCCACTATCGCCAGTTGATAGAGAAGCAAATGGGTGTGCCTTTGCCCGGCCCAGAAGAGAAGTTGCCAGAAGATGTGGAAGTTCAGTTGTCTCAATTGGTTGCACAAGCAAGCGCCCAGTTGTTACAGGCAAACACAGCTCAAGCCCAACAGGCACAGGCGGCAGCTATGCAACAGGATCCTTTGATTCAAATGCAACAGCAAGAGTTGGCACTCAAGGGACAAGATGCGCAGCGTAAAGCTCAGAAGGATGCAACTGACGCGCAGCTCAAGCAATCACAGCAACAGATTGAACGTGAACGTATCGCAACTCAAAAGGAGATTGATATGGCACGGATCCAAGCTACTGTGCAAAAGGATCAGCAGAACTTGGCTCAAGACGCACAGACCGAGAAAAACAAACTCTTGGCTGAAATCATGAGGAACAAACAATGATTGACAAATATTTAAAACTTCTAGCTTCAAAGATAGATGACAAAGTATCCCAACTCCAAATGTCAATAGCCGATGGCAAGGCTGAAGATTATGCGGAGTACAAGAAGATGTGCGGAGAGGTTAAAGGTCTACTCACTGCACGTTTATACATCATAGACCTACAAGAAAGAGTCAATCACGATGACGATGACGAGTGAGATTTCGAATCTCGACATAACCAAGGCCGTGGATTTATCCAAGATCTTGAACACTAAACCAGAGGAGAAGGCTAAACAACTTCCCCGCCCATCTGGTTACAGAATCCTTTGCGCTATACCAGAGATAGAGAAGGAATACGGAGAGTCCGGACTCGTAAAAGCGGAAGAAACCCTCATGATCGAGGAAACCTTGACCACTGTGTTATTCGTAGTGGACATGGGCCCAGACTGCTACAAAGACGCAAGCCGATTCCCATCCGGCCCGTACTGCAAGAAGGGTGACTTTATCTTGATTAGACCCAACTCAGGAACGCGACTGGTCATTCACGGCAAAGAATTCCGTGTGATCAATGACGATTCTGTCGAGGGCGTAGTAGACGATCCACGTGGCATCCGCCGCAAATAAGGAGCGACATGAGTACATTTAAATTCCCCGATGAACAGGATGACGTAAAAGTCACGACTGAAGACGATCAAACTGATGAACAGATCATCATTGACGTAGAAGACAACACTCCGGCGGAGGACCGCAATAAGCCTCCGATGGAAGAGAAGGTCAAAGAAGACCTCTATAACGATGAGTTAGAGGACTACTCTACCAAAGTTAAGAAGAAGCTAATCCAGATGAAGCGTCTGGCTCACGAAGAGCGCCGTGAAAAAGAAAACGCTCTGAGGGAGCAACAAGAAGCCATTACCTTTGCACAAAAGATGATGGAAGAGAACAAGCGTCTTAAGTCCAACCTTAATAACAGCGAGAAGAACGTGCTTGCCACGGTTCAGAAGGCTGTAGCTATGGAGATGGATGCAGCCAAGCGGGCGTACCGTGAAGCTTATGACTCTGGCGACACCGACAAAGTCATGGATGCGCAGGAAAAGCTTACTCAAGCAACGTTAAAAGCCGAAAAAGTAAAGAATTTTCGCCCACCGGCTTTACAAGAGGAAGAAACTAATGTACAAATGCAACCACAGCCGGTACCACAGTTCCGTCCTGACCCAAGTGCGCAAGCATGGCAGCAGGAAAACACGTGGTTCGGAGAAGATGAAGAGATGACCAGCTTGGCTCTGGGGCTCCATGAAAAGCTCAAGCGCGAAGGTGTTCAGGTTTCATCACAAGAGTATTATCGCAAGATAGACGCAACTATCCGCAAGCGTTTCCCCGAGAGATTCGAGGAAGAAGCGGAACAAAATGAGCGACCAGTCGCTCGCAAAAGCTCGGTCGTTGCACCGGCTACAAGGTCAACTGCTCCTAAGAGGGTTCGTTTGAATCCGTCTGAAATGAGCTTGGCCAAAAAACTAAATTTAACGCCCGAGCAATATGCCAAGGCGAAACTTGAAATGGAGGCCTGAAAATGGCTGAAAACAGAAAACCGCGTGAACTTGAAGATAGATTGTTAGCTGAACGTCCTAAACAGTGGCAGCAGGCCGAACTTCTACCTGAACCAGACAAGCACCCGGACTACTCTTATCGTTGGATTCGTGTTGCAAATTTGAATGCAGCTGACCCTCGTAACCTATCAAGCAAATTGCGTGAAGGCTGGGAGCCAGTTACTTTAGAAGAGCAGCCAAAATTTAGACTGTTAGCTGATCCAGCAAGTCGATACAAAGACAATGTTGAAATTGGCGGGCTATTGCTCTGTAAGACTCCGAAAGAGTTTGTTGACCAACGTAATGCACACTTTGCTAAGTTGACCCAATCTCAGACGGATGCTGTGGACAATAGTCTCATGCGTCAAAGCGACCCGAGAATGCCTCTCTTTAGGGAGAATAAATCCTCGTCGAGCTTTGGTAAAGGTACTTAAATTTTTAGGAGTCTTAAATGGCATACCCTATCGTCTCGGCACCATACGGTTTTAAACCCGTAAGCCTGATTGGCGGCCAAGTATTTGCTGGATCAACTCGGGACTATCCCATCCAGTACAACTACGGCACCGCTATTTACTATGGTGACTTTGTCACTACCTCTAGTGGATACACTGTAATTGCAACAGTTCCTGTGAGCACCACCAATACAACTACTGGTGTGTTCTTGGGTTGCTACTACACAAACCCCACTACTAAACAGCGTCAGTACTCACAGTACTATCCCGGCAACGTTACCGCTGGTGACATTACTGCGATTGTTGGTGATGATCCTGACCAAGTGTTCCGTTGCGCTGTTACAGCTGCTGCGGGTTCCACAACCATTGCTTCTGCCTCATCAATCTTGGTTGGTCAGAACATGGCTGGTAACACTTTGACTGGTTCCGCCTCCACTGGTAACGGTGCTGGTGCAGTCGTAGCCGCAACCGCCAATACATCTGGTGGTGGCTTCCGTGTTTTGGGCTTGGTTCCTGATACAGAAATTAGCACTTCAGCTACTTATGTGTCTGGTACTGGTACCACTTCATTGGTTGTTTCCGGCCTTACCGTTGGGCAAGTTTTGCCTATCGGTACGGATGTCTTTAATTTGGTGAATGGTCAATTGCAATTTACTGGTTCGTCATTAACAGCCGCTACGACTGTTACGACTACTGGTAGCACTACCCTGACAGTTGTGGCTTCTACAGCTACAGTTGCTGGTACTGTTGCATTGGTTCAAGCTCCTGAAGTTCTGGTAAAACTGAACTTTGGTGCTCACCGTTACTACGTTGCTTAAGGAGTAACTTACCATGGCTATTTCACGCGCACAACTGCTTAAAGAGTTGCTCCCCGGTCTGAACGCTTTGTTCGGTCTGCAGTACGCTACTTATGATCAAGAGCACAAAGAGATCTACGAAACTGAGACATCAG